ACTGAAGACACAAGTACCTCTCGATCAAGAGCATTTGGTGTAGAATCAATTGCAGTTACTACTGCTGGAGCTGGATATACATCAACGCCATCTGTTAGCATTACAGGTGGTGGAGGAACAGGTGCAACTGCCGAAGCAGTTTTAGAAACTGTTGCTGGAGTTGGTCAAGTTAAGGAAATACTAGTAACCAATCGTGGATATGGTTATACTTCTGCTCCAGATGTTATTATTACTGCATATTCAGGCGATACTATTACGATTCCAGCAGTTGCTGTTGCTACCATTAGACAAAATCCAGACCTTTCTGATTCGTTTGGTGATAATACTAAGTTTAGAGATGAAGCAGCTGATATTTTATTCAGCGAAAATAATCCGTTTGGAGAATTAGAATAATGTTAAATGGGTCAACATTTTATCACGGATTAATTCGTCAAACGATTGTTGCTTTTGGTAGACTGTTTAGTGATATTAAAATTCCACGTTATGATAACAATGGAGCATTACAGCAAACTGTTGCTGTACCTATCGCATATGCACCAAAAGAAAAGTGGATAGTTCGTATTGAATCTGATCCAAACTTAACTCAGCATACATATACTGTTTTACCAAGATTGTCGTTTGAGATTACAGGTTATTCTTATGATTCTTTGCGTAAATTAAATAGAATGCAAAAAATTAGTTGTGTTGATGGGGAAGATAATAGTATTAGAATGGACACCTTCACACCTGTTCCATATAACCTCGATATTTCTCTTTATGCGTTGACAAAAAATACTGAAGATGGTTTGGCTATCGTAGAACAAATTCTTCCAACATTTACACCTGAATACACATTGGCAATTAATGCTATTGATAGTATGAATATTATTAATGATGTTCCTATTATTTTAAATTCAGTTACAGTTCAAGATGACTACGATGGAGATTTTAATACTCGTCGTTTTGTCACCCACACTTTTAATTTTACTGCCAAAATGAATTTATTTGGCAGCATTTCAAATGTTGGCTTGATCAACGATGTTACTGCTAATATCAATCAAGGTGGTAATACCTTTAGAAAATATAATGCCACTCAAACAACACCAATCGATGATATTGATGAAAACTGGAGCGACGTTTAAAAATGTCTTCAGAAATTTATAATGCTAATGCGAATTTAAAGGCAGTTGGTGTTCCTGTTGAGTTTACTCCAGAAGAAATAAAAGAATATATCAAATGTTCTCAAGATCCAATTTATTTTATTGAGAACTATTGTTATATTGTTTCATTAGATAGTGGTCTAGTAAAATTTAAACTTTACGACTGCCAAAGGGAAAAAGTTGATACTATCCTAAATAATCGTAAGGTTATCTTGATGGAAGGACGCCAGCAAGGTAAAACGATCACTTCTGCTGCTTGTATCCTGTGGTATACGCTTTTTCAAGCAAATAAAACTGTCGCTATCTTGGCTAACAAAGCAACCTCTGCTAGAGAGGTATTATCAAGATATCAGTTAATGTACGAGAATTTACCTAAATGGATGCAGCAAGGGGTGGCTGTTTGGAACAAAGGCGACATTGAATTAGAAAACGGAAGTAAAGTATTTACTGCCGCAACTTCATCAAGCGCTATTCGTGGTAAATCAGTCAACTGGCTTTATGTTGACGAAGCAGCAATTATTCCTAATAATATTGCTGAAGACTTTTTTACTTCTGTTTACCCAACTATTTCTGCTGGTCAAACGACAAAAATTCTTCTCTCGTCTACACCGATGGGATATAATCATTTTTGGAAATTTTGGAATGATGCTGAGAATAATAGAAATGGTTTTGTGCCATTATTTATTCCTTATTCCAAAATTCCTGGAAGAGACGAAAAATGGGCAGCTGAACAAAAAGCAACTCTTGGCGAATTAAAATTTAACCAAGAAGTTCTTTGTCGTTTCTTAGGATCTTCATTAACACTAATCTCTGGTGATACTATTGGTAGTATGTCACCAAAACCTTACTTATATAGTAAAGATGGATTAGATGTTATCGAGACGCCAGAAAAAAATCATATTTATGTAATGGTTTGTGATACTGCTAAGGGAGTGGGTGGTGACTATTCTGCATTTACGGTAGTAGATATAACTGAAACACCTTATAGAGTTGTAGCAAAATATAAAGATAATAAAATTAGTCCATTACTTTATCCAAATATTATCTTTAAAGTGGCTAGTGATTACAATACTGCATTCGTGTTAGTAGAAATAAACTCTAGTGAACAAGTTCCAATGATTTTACATAATGAGTTAGAGTATGAGAATTTGATGATGGTCTCTAGGACTACTCATGCTCAGGTTATTAATGGAGGATTTGGGTACGGAAGAACTCAACTGGGAGTTAATACTGACAGAAGAGTTAAAAGAATAGGATGTCACAATCTTAAGTCTTTAATTGAAGAGAAGAAACTTTTAATTTTTGATGCAGATATTATTTCAGAAATTTCTACCTTTATTGAACAAAGAGGAAGTTACTCTGCAGACGAAGGTTATCACGATGACCTAGTTATGACTCTTGTTTTGTTTGCGTGGGTTACAACTCAAAGTTATTTCAAAGACCTAAATAATATAAATCTGCGCGAAGTTATGTATAAGAACCAAATGGAACGAATAGAGCAAGAATTAACCCCATTCGGATTTATTGATGATGGGGTCGAGAGAGACATTATCAATTTCTAAAAACTTGAAAAAAATAAATAAGATATGTGGTAAAAGTGCTCTCGAAGCAGAACCAAACACAATGAACATGTAACAAGGAGATTACAATGCCTTTCCAACTCAGTCCAGGCGTTACAGTAGTAGAGAAAGACTTTACTTCTATCGTTCCTGCGGTCGCCACCTCAGCTGGTGCATTTGCAGGCACTTTTCAGTGGGGTCCAATTGAAGATCCAGTAACAATTACTTCAGAAAATGAATTAGTTTCTCGTTTCGGTAAACCAAACGGAACACAAACAGTTTATACTTCTTTCTTTACTGCAGCCAACTTTCTGTCATATACAAATAATCTTCTGGTTATTCGTGCTGACGGTACAAACTATAAAAATGCTGTTGCAACTGGTACAGCTGTAAAAATTAAAAACGTAGACGATTATACTGCAAATTATGCAGGTGGCGAAGGTTCAGTTGGAACATTTGCTGCAAAATATCCAGGAACTTCTGGTAATTCATTAAAAGTTGGTCTTTGCGATGCTGCTAACTATACTGGTTGGGCATACGAAGGATCTTTTGATGGCGCTCCAGGCACTTCTGCTTATGCGGCTTCTAAAGGAGCATCAGGAGACGAGATTCATATCATCGTTATTGACGAAGATGGTGCTTTTACTGGCACACCAGGAACAATCCTCGAGAAATTTGCTTACGTTTCTGTTGCATCTGACGCAAAGAAAGCAGATGGAACTAATAACTATTACAAAGATGTTCTAAATTCACAATCGCGTTATGTGTGGTGGATGGATCATCCTACTCAAGCGGATGATGAAGATCTTGCTTGGGGTGCAGCAGCTGCATCAGGAACATACCATACATTAGCTGCTGAACTTGCAGATTCTCTGACGGGTGGCGTTGACGACCATGCTCCATCAGGAACTAATATTCAAAACGCATATGCGATTTTCAACAATGCAGAATTGTATGACATTTCTTTGATTATGCTCGGAAAAAATAATGCAACAAACGCAACATATGTTATCAATAACGTTGCTGAATCTCGTTTAGATTGCGTTGTTTTTGTTTCCCCAGAAAACACAACATCAGGCGATATTATCACTTCTGCTGATGCGGATCCTATTGGAGACCTAACTGATTATCGTGATGCATTACCATCATCTTCATATGCAGTTATAGACTCTGGATACAAATATCAGTATGATAGATACAACGACGTTTATCGTTACGTTCCATTAAATGGCGACATCGCAGGTCTTTGCGCTCGTACCGATTACTCTACTGATCCATGGTTCTCTCCAGGTGGTTTCAATCGTGGTCAGATTAAGAATGTTGTTAAACTTGCTGTCAATCCAAATAAGACACAACGCGACACTCTTTATAAGAAAGGTGTTAACCCAGTTGTTACATTTCCAGGACAGGGTACAGTTCTGTTCGGTGATAAAACAGCTCTATCTGCACCATCTGCATTTGATCGCATTAACGTGCGTCGTTTGTTTATCGTTCTTGAGAAAGCAATTTCAACTGCTGCTAAATTCCAGCTGTTTGAATTTAACGATGCATTTACTCGTGCGCAGTTTAAGAATCTTGTCGAACCATTCCTGAGAGATGTTCAGGGTCGCCGTGGTATTACTGATTTCGCAGTTGTTTGTGATGAAACAAACAACACTGGTGAAGTTATTGATCGCAACGAATTTGCTTGCGATATCTACATCAAGCCAAATCGTTCTATCAACTTTATCACTCTGACATTTGTCGCTGCTCGTTCTAGCGTCAACTTCTCAGAAATTGGTGGCTAATCCAGGAATAAATAGATAAACGAACAAGGAGATTTAAATGGCAAATATTGCTGATTTTAAGGCACAAATGATTGGAGGCGGTGCACGCCCTAATCAGTTCCGTGTCGAACTGTCATTCCCTGGATATGTTACACTTGGTGTTGTTGCTGGTCAACAAGCGCAATTCTTATGTAAAGCAGCACAGTTACCAGGATCTACAATTGAGACAGTACCTGTCCAATATCGTGGTCGTGCTGTAAACTTTGCTGGTGAGCGTTCTTTTGCGCCATGGGGTATTCAGGTTTATAACGATACAAACTTTAACATTCGCAACGCTTTTGAGACATGGCAGTCTGGTATTCAGAATCATGGTTCAACACAGGGTCGCGTAAACCCACGTGATTATCAAGTTGACTTAAATGTTCATCAACTTGATCGTAATGGCGCGATTGTTAAAACATATAAATTTATTGACGCGTTTCCTACAGCGATTGGTCCTATCGCCCTTGATTATGATTCAGTAAATAGTATCGAAGTATTTGATGTTGAGTTTACATTCAACTACTTTACAAGCAATACTACTGAAGGTGCTGCTGGCATTAATGTTAATGTCTCTGTAGATACACCAATTGGATCATTCCCACTCCCAATCTAATTAGGGGTGGTTTAGGAAAAATATAATGCAAATTTTTGGATTTGAAATAACACGTAAGAATCAATCATCAGTTCCTAGTATTGTTGCACCAGGAACTGATGATGGTTCCATTGTCACGTTAGGTAATTCAGCTGCCTACTACTCTCAAGTTATGGATCTTGAGGGTGTAGTAAAAAACGAAAACGATTTAATTCGTCGTTATCGTGAAATTGCTCAATATCCTGATTGTGATTCTGCAATTGAAGATATCGTCAACGAAGCTATTGTTACTGACGACGCAGATCAATCAGTTGACATCGTTCTCGATGACTTAAAACTGTCTGAACCAATTAAGAAAAAATTCCGTGAAGAGTTTGACAATGTTCTTCGTCTGTTAAAGTTCGAAGAAAAAGGTCACGACATTTTTCGCGCATGGTATATTGATGGTCGCGTTTATTATCATATTTTAATCGACGAGAAAAATGTAAAAAAAGGTATTGCTGAACTTCGTTATATCGATCCTCGCAAAATTAAAAAAGTAAAAAAAGTTAATAAAGAAAAAACTCCAGATGGAGTTGAAGTTGTTAAAGATGTTGAAGAGTATTACATCTATAATGATAAGGGTATTACTGAAGCAACAACACAAGGCGTAAAGTTATCAAACGACTCAGTTCTTTATTGCCCATCAGGTTTACATGATGCAAATACTGGAATGATGCTTGGTCATTTGCATAAAGCAATTAAATCTGTCAATCAGCTGAAAATGATTGAAGACGCGGTTGTTATTTACCGTATCTCTCGTGCTCCTGAGCGTAGAATTTTTTACGTTGATGTTGGAAATTTACCTAAATTAAAAGCAGAGCAATACGTAAACGATTTGATGAATCGTTATCGTAATAAGATTACATACGACGCTACAACTGGTGAAGTTCGTGACGATCGTAAACATTTGTCCATGATGGAAGATTTCTGGATGCCACGTCGTGAAGGTGGTAAAGGTACAGAAATTACAACACTTCCAGGCGGTGCAAATCTTGGAGAAATTCAAGACATTGAATACTTCCAGAGAAAACTGTATCAATCTCTGAATGTTCCAATGTCACGCATGAATCCTGATCAGTCATTTGGTCTTGGTCGTGCTACAGAAATTAGTCGTGACGAAGTTAAGTTTAGTAAATTTATCGCACGTATTCGTCGTAAATTTGCGCAGATATTTACTGATGCGCTTCGAATTCAATTGATCGCTAAAGGTGTTATTCGCTCTGATGAATGGGATGAATTAAAATCATTCATTCGTTACGATTTTAAACGAGATAACTATTATACAGAATTAAAAGAGACCGAAATACTTAAAGGTCGCTTGGATATGTTACAGCAGATTGATCCATATCTGGGTAAATACTTTTCTATTGAATGGGCTCGTAAAAATATTCTTCGTCAAGATGGTGAAACAATGCAAGAAATTGATTCACAGATTGAGCAAGAAGAACAAGAACATTTTGATAAAGCAGAACGTGATGGTACACTAGCTGCACACAAACAAATTGCACAACAAAGTGCCTTATCCAATGCAGGATATGGTAATGATGCAGGTGATAGATCTGGACAAGGAGATGAAGAATGAGTGACGTAAAAAATTTAATCAGTGCTATTTCTACTAACGATTATGCTACAGCTGAAGATTCATTTGCAGCTATTATGAATGCAAAGGTCTCTGCTGCATTAGACGCAAAAAGAATTGAAGTGGCTCAAGGTATGTTTAAAGCTGAAGAAGAAGTTGAAGTTTTAGATAATGAAGAGATGCAAGCATCAGAAATTATCGATTCCCAAACAGAAACAGAATGAACTACAAACAACTTTACAAAAGATTAAATGAGCAGAAAGAAACATTTATTTCTTTCGGTAAAGTTGTTCATTATTCAAATGGTAAGATAATTATCGACAACGCTGAGGTCAATGAAACATTTGC